CGGAGGACAATAATTATGACTAAGACCGTGATGGCGACCCGCGCCGGTGTCTACGGGCATTTTCGCGAAGAGGGCGAGGTTTTCGAGATCGCCACCGAGAACCATTTCTCCGCCTTCTGGATGAGCGAGATTTCGCCGGAAGAAGCGCTGGCGCGTCAGGCGGCGGCGCGCAAACGGGCGGAAGCACAGCGCCATGGGACCGAGACGTCCCGTGTCGAGAATGTCGAGATCGAGGCTCTGCGCGCCGAGATTGCCGAAAAAAATGCCGAGATCGAGCGGCTGATGCGCAATGCGCCCGTTGCTTCTGCCGAGAAGACCGCGGCGGATGTGGTGAAGATGGCGAGCGATCCGGGCGTCGAGTTCATGACCTTCAAGGCGGCGGCACGCAAGATTCTGGGCGAGGCGACGCCTTCGACCAAGGCGGAGATTATCGCCGCACTTGAGGACAAGGTGAGCCAGGGGTGATCCCTGTCGATCAAACCTATGACGCTGAACCCGGCTCAATCCAGAGCCGGGTTTTCTATTTTGGAGAAGCGAATGTCATCCGTTACCAGCATCTGCAACATTGCGCTGTCCAACATCGGCAAAAAGACCATTTCCGACATAGACGAGCCCTCGACCGAGGCGCGCACCTGCAAGCTTCACTATGCGCTGACGCGCGACCGGTTGCTGCAATCCTATGAATGGGAATTTGCCAAGACGATGGTCGATCTGGCGGAGGTGGCCAATCCGCGCCCTGAGCGCTGGCGCCATGCCTATGCGCGACCGCAGAATTGTTTGAAGCCGCTGCGCATCGTGCCGGCCGTGCTTTTGCCAGGCGATGCAGACGATGTGGCCTATCATGCGACCGAAGGGCTGATCTTTTGCGATCAGTCTCCGGCGAAGCTGGAATTCGTGCGGCAGTTCGACGACCCGGCGCGTTATCCGCCGCTTTTCGAAGAGGCGTTGAGCTGGGCGCTTTCGGCCAAGATCGCCATTCCACTGACCTCCGACCAGTCCACCCGCAAGGATGCCTACCAGATTGCGGCCTCGTCTTTCGAGGCGGCGAAGGAGGCGGATGCGGATGAAAATCGATCGAGCTGGACCGACAGTTCCACGCTGATGACGGCACGAGGTTGAGACGATGGCGATTTTGCGCGTGATGCAGCCGGCCTTTACCTCCGGCGAGTTGAGCCCGGCGCTGTGGGCGCGGGTCGATGTGGATAAATATCGGTCCGGTCTCAAGGTGGCGAAGAACATTTTCATTCACCCACATGGCGGTGCGTCCAACCGCAGCGGTCTTGAATTTATCGGCCGGACGCGGGGTTCGGGCTTTGCCATTCTGCTCCCCTTCATCTTCGATGCGGAGACAGATCAGACCTATAATCTGGAGTTCTCCCATCTGAAGATGCGCGTCTATCGCGCCGGGAGCCCGGTGCTGGAGGCGGCAAGGGCGATCACCGGTATTTCCATTGCCGCAAATGGCGTGGTGACGTCCGCAGCGCATGGCTTTGAGAATGGCGACGAGGTGTTCCTGTCCGGCGTTGCCGGCATGAGTGCGCTGAACAATCGCAATTTCATTATCCGCAATGTGACGGCCAATACGTATCAGCTGGAAGACCTGCTGGGTGTCGCTCTCTCCACGCTCGGCATGCCGGCCTATGCGGGTGGCGGCACGGCACGGCGCGTCTACGAGATTGCCTCGCCCTATACGGCGGACGAGTTGCGGCGCGTGGTTTTTGCCCAGGAGAACGATGTGATGTACCTGACGCATCAGGCACATCCGCCGATGAAGCTTTCAAGGCTTGGCGACGCCAACTGGCTGTTTTCGCCGCTGACCTTTGTGCCGCAAATTGCCAAGCCGACGGGGGTAAAGGGAACGGTCTATTTCAAGCGCAAGACCGGCTCGGTTGCCAATATCGGCTACCGCGTTTCGGCAGTCAGCGCATCCGGTGCGGAAAGTGCGGCGTCTGCCGGCGTCACCGTCGGGGTTCAATATGAGAATGAGGACGGGCGCCGGGTACGGCTGACCTGGAACGCCTCTACCGGCGCTGCCCTCTATCGGATCTATCGCTCTGACGCGAATACCGGCATTCTGGCCGAAACGCCGCTTGCGGAAATCGAGATCGATCAGACGCAGTATCAGGGGGATGGAACGGCCATCCCCTCAGCCTCCGCAACCGGCGCACCGCCGGTGCCGACGGGCGTGACGGGTGCGATCGTCTACGGCAAGGAGATGAAATATGTGGTGGCGGCCATCTCCGATGAGACGGGAGAAGAAAGCCTGCCATCCGAGCCTGCGACGCTGCGCAACGACATGGTCTATCGCGGCAACCGCAATGTGCTGTTCTGGACAGCGACGCCGGGGGCGGGAAGCTATGTGGTCTACCGGCTGGACAATGGCCGCTATGGCTATGTGGGCAAGACGGAGACGACGAGCTTTACCGACGAGAACATCACGCCGGATCTGGCGAGTGGCCCGCAGGAGGGATACAACCCGTTCGACAGTGCCGGCAATTATCCGGCCTGCGTGAATTTCTACGAGCAGCGGCTGGCCATGGGCGGCACGGCGAATGTGCCGGCGGGGCTTTGGCTCGGGCAGTCTGCCAATTATGAGAATTTCGGCGCGGCCTCGCCGGTGAAGGCAAGCGACGCTATCACATTGCGCATCCGTTCCAAGGAGAAGAACCAGATCCGCGCGATCAGCGAGTCTCGCGGCATGGCGGTCTTCACCACAGCCAACGAGTTCAACGTGGCCGGCAGCGGTGAAGAGATCATGACGCCGACCAATATGGTGGTGAAGAAGCAGAGCAACCGTGGCTCATCCTGGTTGCAGCCGATTGCGGTGGGCGATGTGATGCTGTTTGCGCTGGCGCGGGGTGGGGTTATTCGCGACTATTCCTATGAATTTTCCAACGACAATTTTACTGGCCAGGATCTGACGATCATGTCGCGCCACCTGTTCGAAGGCCGGCAGGTTGTGTCCTGGGCCTTTGCCCAATCGCCCTATTCCATCGTCTGGGTGGTGCTGGACAATGGGCAATGCGTGAGCCTGACCTATATGCGCGAGCATGAGGTATGGGCCTGGACGCGGCATGAGACGGACGGTCAGTTCGAGGCGGTGAATGTGGTGGCCGAGGGCGACGAGGACGCGGTCTATTTCGTCATTCGCCGCATGGTGGATGGCAAGCCGCAGCGTTACATCGAGCGCATGCATTCGCGCCTCTTTGCGGTGTCCGAAGATGCGTTCTTCGTCGATAGCGGGCTTTCCTATGAGGGGGCGCCGACGAAGACGATGCGCGGGCTTCACCACCTGGAGGGCAAGGTACTGGTGGCGCTGGCGGATGGCAATGTGGTGCGCGATCTGGTGGTGACGAATGGCACGGTGACGCTGCCGATTGCCGCCTCAAAAGTGCATGTGGGCCTGCCTTACGAGGCGGAGCTGAGGACGCTCGATGTCGATCTTGGCAATGTGGGCGAGCTCGGCACGGTGCAGGCGAGGAACAAGGCGATCGCCAATATCACGCTGCGAGTGGAAAAGACCCGCGGCATCTGGGCCGGGCCTGCCGAGGATGCGCTGGTGGAGCTGAAGCAGCGTGAGTTCGAGAACTGGAGCGAGGCGATCCGCCTTGCGACCGGCGATGTGGAACTGACGCCGACGGCGGACTGGACGAAGGGTGGGACGATGATCATCAAGCAGTTCGATCCGCTGCCGATGACGGTTCTGGCCATCATGCCGGATCTCAGGGTGGCAGCGTGACGGTTCGGGTGATCGAGGCGAGCATCGACCATGTGGATGTGATTGCGCCGCGGATGCGTGAGGCCGACCGCGAGGAGGTGTTCGCCGCCGTGGGACGCGGACCGGCCTCTGCGCTTTTGCACTCGCTGGAGCGGTCCGACTTTGCCCATACCGTGTTGTTCGACGATGTGCCGGAGCTGATGTTCGGCTGCGGCACGACGAATATTCTGACCCGGACCGGTGCGCCGTGGCTGCTGGGGACCGATGCGCTGGAGCGGCATGCGCGCGACTTTCTGCGCGGCTCGCTCCACTGGGTGGCCGAGATGCGGCAGCGCTACACGCTGCTACAGAATGTCGTCGATGACCGGAATGTGGTTTCCAAACGGTGGTTGCAATGGCTGGGCTTTACGCTTTCCGATCCGCAGCCTTTTGGCTATGAGCAGCGCCCTTTTCGTATTTTTGAGATGAAGGCTTGAGGCATGTGTGATTTTGGTCTGATCCTTGGCGCCGCCTCGACCGTGATTGGTGCGGCCGGCGCAAAACAGGAGGCGGAGGCAAGTGCCGCCGCATCCGAATATAACGCGAAAGTCACGGACATGAATGTGCGGCTTTCCGAGAGGCGAGCGCGTGACGCGCTGGACCGCGGCAAGCTGGAAGAGCAGAAGAAGCGCCAGGAGACCGCGCAGATTACCGGCCAGCAAAGGGCAGCCATGGCCGCCAATGGCGTGGACCTGACATTCGGCTCCCCGCTCGATCTGTTAGTCGATACTGCAACGCTTGGCGAGATCGACGCGCTGACCATTCGCCGCAACGCCGCAAACGAGGCCTATGACTTCGACGTGGCGGCGGCCAATGGCCGGGCGGAGGCGAGCCTGGCGCGGGCGAACGCCAAGAACACCCGCAAGGGCGGCAACCTGAAAGCGCTCGGCACGCTGCTGACCGGAGCGAGCAAGACGTTTGGCGATAGTCCGTTGTTCAAGGCGAAATCGGGGACGTGATGAGCGCCCATCGTTGGTCGGGGCTTTTCGAAGCCCTTCAGCCGTCAAGGCGTCTCGACGAAGGGGTCTTGCTGCTTTGCATCTTCGGCGCTTTTGCGGAGCATTTTTTCCGTCTCGTCCTGGCAGGCGCGCATTTCGTAAACCGCCTGGGTTGCTCCCTCGAGCTGAAAGTTTGCGACCGCCTTCTCAGCATAGGTCACGCGCAACTGAGTGCTTTTTTGGGCCTCCAGCATGAATTTTCCGCCCATCTTCCCGATGCTGAGGTCTTGCAATGTCTCGCTCACCGATGCGATGGCGTCCACCTCCAAAGGTGCCTTTGAATCGAAGGTGAAGAGCAGCGGGTAGACCTTCTCGTCTTCCAGTGATTTCCACTTCTCGTTCCTCAACAGAAGATAGAATCTTGGAAATTCCGTTGCGAGGTCCATGCCGAAATGCAGGATCGTATCGCCCTTGGAGCGAAGCGCCACATAGCAGCCAAAATTCCGATCGGGCTCCACGGCCACCGACCAGTTACCAAAGGTTCCCCATTCGACCGGAGCGGCATTGGCGCTGAATGGCACATAGAGAAGGCATGCGGCGAGGAGGGTGTGTTTCAAGAGCCTGTTCATGTCTTTTGCCGGATCATGCTGGATGGTTGTTGTGCCGGATTCGGTTGTGAGAGTTCTGTTCGACCATCGGTCTTATCGACTGGACATCGAGGCTACTGCTATCTTGATCACGGTTCAAAGGGATCTTGTGAAGACGGTTTCCTGGCGGAGGGATCGGATGTGTCGGACTCTGTTCTTGAGATTTTCAAGAGTTCGTCCGTCGTCTGCTGACAGGCGTCCATTTGTTCTACAGCCTTTTGGACGCCGCTCAGGGAAAGTTTGGCTATCTCCTTGTCTTCATAGAACATCTTGACGGTTTTGCTGGACTTGAACTCATCAAAAAAAGCGCGCGCGACTGTTTTCATCGCAAGTCTACGGGTGGAACCCTGGACATAGGCTCCGCTCTCTGTGTCCCAGGTTCCTTTCTCATCAAAGCCGACACTGACGGAGTACACTTTTTTATGCACCAATGACTTCCATTTCTCGTTCTGGAAGGAAATGAAAAATCCGGGCTTACCCGGTTTGAAATAGCGCCCAAAAACTAGAATATGACCGGTGTCAAACTCGGATGCGACGACACAAGCATGACCAAGGTCCGGTTCCATCTGAACCGTCCAGGTGCCAAATTCGCCCCAAAGGATCGGGTCTTTTACCTTTGATGTGTCCTGCGCGGCGGCGGCGAAAGGCATGCAGGCCAGGAGGAGGGCGGCGATTGCCTGTTTCATGTGAGGGCCTGCTTTATGTTGGCTATCGGCAAGGTGGTGAGACTTGCGCATTTGTGCATGAGTCGAAATGCCTGTCGAGTGGTTTTGCCTTGGAAGCGTCTTGCGTCCGATAGCTTGCGCAGAGGATGATCTCACCCGTCAGCTCAATACTTTCGGGCTGAGAGTGTCGGCCAGATTGCGCGAATATCGGCGTCGCGTCAGATGGTTACCGCTTCATGGCTTTTTGGCGAAAGGGTCGTCAGACGCGCTTGATGCAGGTGGCTTGGCAAAAGGATCGTCCGGCGAAGTCTGGGATGAGGACTTGGCGAAGGGATCATCTTGTGTCTCCGCCGATGGCGTTTTGGCGAAAGGATCGCTACGCGCCTCCAACGACCTTTTGGTGCCTTCCGTCATCATCGTCTGGCAGTCTCGCACTTCGGTAAACGCATCCGTGGCGCGATCAAGCTTTAGCGTTGCGACATCCGAGCCGTCGAGATTGATGCGCAAAGTGTCGTGCTTCTGGAATTCGTCCAGAAAATCGAGCCTATCGATAATCGCCAAAACCTGCGGAACCCCGCCTGCAACGATCGTCTTTGCGCTCAACTTTATTGTTGGACTGGAACCGAACTTAAGGCGCAACGTGTTGGCCTTGTCCTCTTTGAGAAACGTCCATTTCGCGTTCGCCAAAGTGAGGTAGACGTAGTGATCTCCTGCCTGACGGGAAAGGCCGACGGTCAGGAATGTAGCATCCCTGTAGGTCCGTTCGGCGTAGCATCCAAGGGTGCCGACTGCGTCAGTGTAGACGGACCAATGACCGACAAATCCCCAAAGGGTTGCTTCCGCCCGCGCCTTGACGGGTTGGAATGCAAGGGCGGCGATTGTTGCCATTTGCAGGGCTCGGAGTAAAATTGGCGCTTGCAGCCATCTCGGTTCAAACATCACTGGCTGCTCTTTGGTGGCGACGGCTGCATGTATTTCTGGCACTCGAGCACGTCGGCCATGGCACCCGAGACGCCTTTTAGTTCAAGCCTTGCAACGATCTTGTTGTCGTAAGAAATGCGAAGAACGTCGCTGCTCTTGAGCTGATCCATAAATTTCTCGCTGCGGGCCAGAGAGCCGAGCATATAGATCGGTTTGGCCACGCTCGCCATTGCGTTGACTTCCCAAGGATTGTGATCGCCGAGCTGGATGGTGATCGGATAGTGTTGACGGTTCTCGAGCGACGTCCAGTTTTTGCTGTGGATCGTAACCATGTATCCCGACTGCTCCCCCTTAGCGTAGGTTCCCACGCTTAAAACCAATTCTCCTTCGAAAGGCGCCTCAAAGTAGCAACCGCCGGTCTCCTTCCATTCACTGATGTTCCAACCCTTCAACCTTCGTGCAGGGGTATCGTTGTCGCCGGAAGAGGCGGCCCATGCAGGGCCGACGAGAGAGAGGCAAACAAGCAGTGCTGCCATGGATCTCGCTACGATGCTTGAGGTTTTTCTAGCCAGATTTGAGTGCATCGGTACCTTGGAGCTTTGGTTGGTGAAATGCTCGCCCCCGTCCGGGCGACAGCGAAAGCTGATGTTACAGCTTAAAAGGATCATCCGATGCTTTGACGGATGGGTCTTTTGCGAAAGGATCGACGTCTTCAGCCTTCGGTTTCAGCTTACTCAGAACCTCATCGGTCTTCTTCTGGCAGGCGTTCATCTCGTTCACGGCCTTGGGAGCACCGTTCAGCGAGAGATTGGCGATCTCTTTGCCTTCATAGAAAAGCTTTGTGGTGTCGCTCGTCTTGAACTCTTCAAGGAAACTCTCATCACCCGTGGAGATCGTAAGTGCGCGTGTGACATCATTATCCTTCACCAATGCCGACGCTTTTGCATCCCAAAGTCCGTGATTGCCGAACTGGACGCTGACCGGGTATTCCTTCTCGTCCTCCAACGACTTCCACTTGGGATTGTTGAACGAAAGATAAATTCCGGAGCCTGTCTCATTGCGGAAGCGTCCCAGTCTTATGAAGACGCCCGCATTGTAGATATGCGCTACGTAACAGGCGTTGCCAACGCTAGGGTCCATGAGAACCTGCCAGCCTGCGAATTCGCCCCAAGGAACAGGTGCGTCCGAGGGCGCGTCCTCTGCTGAAGCTGCAAAAGGCATGCAGGCCAGAAGAAGGGCGGCGGTTGCCAGTTTCATGTGCGGGCCTGCTGTTCGGGTGCGGTATTGGTTTGAGACCTGGATATTTGCGCAGGAGTTGAAAAGGCTGTCGAGTCGTTTCTTCCAGGCATGCGTGTGTTCTCACAGGTGAGAATGCGCATTCCAGCCGCGAGTGACGGCTCGGCTATTGGCTGCGGCCTGCTCTGACAAAAACACGAGATTAGATGTTGCCAGGCGTTCTTCGGGGCGCCTTTTTTATGGAGTGCGCCATGGCTGAGGTTCCGGTCAAACAATATTTTCGCCAGGCTGCCGTGCCTGTTTATCAGGGCAGCGTTGTCCCGCGGCCGATCCTCCAGCAGCCACTGACGGTGAAGGCGACGGAGAATGATTTTGGTGCACAGGTGGGCAAGGGCATGCAGTCTCTTGGCGAAGGGCTCGGCAAGATGGCCGAGTTTGCCAGCAAGCTGCGCGACCTTCAGGCCGACACCACCGCCAAGGACAGCAAGACCGCCTTCGAGCGTGCAAAGCTTGCGTTGGAGCATGGCGAAAATGGCTATCTCAACACAAGCGGCCAAGGCGCTGTCGAAGGCTATCCCGGCTATGAAGACGCGCTTGCCAAGCTTCAAAAGACCTTTGAACCGAAAGACCCGCTGGCGGCGGGACGATATGAGGCGATGGTCGCTCCTGTCGTGACGACCAGCCTGGAAGCCGCCATCAAGCACAAGGCACAGGGGCAAAAGGAGTGGGTTGGCAAGGCCGCTGAAGGCAGGCTTTCTCTTGCAAAGGACCAGGCGATCGCCGGCTACAACAAGCCCGAGCAGATCAATTCCGCGGTGGCGTCCGGCGTCACCGAAATCCACAATCTCGGTAAGCTGAACGGCTGGACGCCGGAGGTGATCGTGGCCAAGGCCATGGACTTCATAACGGGACTTCACACCGGGGTCGCCATGACGATGGCCGGAAAGCCTGGTGGGGCGATCGCGGCGATGGAGTATCTGAAGGCCAACAGTGCCCAGGTGGACCCGAAGGCGCGGGCGGACCTGGAGACCAAGATCAGGCCCTTGGCAATCGACGAGAAGGGCAAGCAGATTGCCCTGGAGATCGTTTCGGAGAAACGGACACCCGCCGGTGCGAGTGACGATGTCGTGACGGGCGCTGTGGATAAGGCTTCGCCCGGCAAGGCTGAGACTGGTGCTGGTAAGGGTGTTGGCACGCGAGGCGATGCCGATGCCGCTCAGAATCCAACCGCTGATGCCGGCAAGGATACGGTTGTCAGAACGGAGAGGAATAGCAGCAACACCGCTGACGGTGGGGACGCGAAGGCTCGGCCCGGTCAGACATCCACAGGTGGCGTGAACCGTGCCGCGGAGGAAGAACCGCAACGCGGCGGACCAACGCGGGCGAAAGCGTTTCTCGTTTCAATCTCGGCAAAGCCCGATCGGCCCGGCGACGCGCTTCCGCTTGACAATGCCCTTGCCGAAAACACCAAGGCCTTAATCGAGGATGCGCCAGAGCGTATCCGTAAGGGATTGGGGGTGAGCTTCGGCGACCCAAGGTCGCGCGCGCCTCTTGCGTCCACTTCTGCCGGGCGCAGCATCCAGTTGACCTATGAGGGGCGGCCGCTGGATCAGGCTCCGGCTCCGGTTCTCGACTGGCTTCACGACAATGCCGAGCAATATGGTCTGCGGTTTCCCTATGAGACCGATCCATCCTCCACCGCACCGGAGGCGTTCGGTCGTGGTGGCAGCACTCTTGTTGCGGCGCAGGATGGGGTTGCGGCGCTCAGTCAAATGCTGCCCTTTTCGCAAGCGATGGGAAGGGTGCGGCAGATTGAAGACCCGGAGTTGCAGTCTTCGACGCTGCGTTATGTGAAGGGGATGTTCCGGGAGAGTGGCAGAGCCGAGAGTGCGGTTGCCAACGCGGCGAAGATGCAGATGTGCCGGATGATCATGGACAACACGCCCTTGTCCCAGATCCCGCTCGATCTGAAACTCGCGGCCGGCCCGGATGCTGTCGATGGCGTCAAGCAGTTCGAGGCGCAGGGCGGCAGGGTAAAAGCCAATCCCGATCTCTACGATCAGCTCTCAATCATGAGTGCGAGCAATCCCCGGCAGTTTCTGAAGACGGACCTTACCGGGCCGGAGATCATCAACAGGCTTTCCCGGGAACAATGGAAGGGTCTGGCGGACAAGCAAGGCTCCATCCGGGCCGACGGGGCAAAGGCCGACCGCGATGGCACATTTTACAAGCAGGCGTTCCAGGAAGCCGGATTGACGCTGGAGGAGGCGGGGATCAACACACCTCGCCAGACGCTGCGCTATAATGCGCGGTTGCAACGCGAGATCGACCGGTGGGTGGAGCGCAAGGGCGAATATCCGAATTTTGCCGAGAGGCAGTCAATGATCAACATGCTGGCCATGGAGGTCATCTACACGGAGAAACGTGCTCGGCTGTCTCCCATGAGGCTGATCGACGACGGTGAAGATCAGGTTGGCAGCGGCCATATGTTCGACAATGACGACAGGCCGGAAGGATCTGACGTCAGGCTTACGGCGCGCTATGGCAAGATCCCGCCAAACGAACGGGCGCGGCTTTTCAAGGTGCTGATGAAGAAGAACGGCAAGGCGCCGTCACGAGCTGAAATCGAAGCGGAGTACAGCGCCGAGGCGATGGAAACCATTGGGACAGATTGATGCTATTCTTGCCGGTCCAGTGCTCTATCGTTGAGGCGATGCCTCTAAGCTTCAGACACCTGTGAGCGCCATTTCCCTAGGGCGAATGGCGCTGTGACTGTTTGAACCGGCACCTGGCGCCTTTGGAAGGTCAGATTCGGATCTTCAGCCGGAGCTCTCAGTTCATCTTTCCCACGACCGCGAGCGCTTCAAAAATGACGCAAGCGATGACCGCTGAAAGCGCGCCTTTCCACGGATTATTTGAACGTCGTCGGATGAAATAGACGATTGAGCCAACGATCGCGCCTGCTGCGAATGTGGGGAGCATGCCTCCAACCCACTCTCCCAAAATCCGGCCAGGACTCTGAGACAATCGAGACGGATCCCAATCAAGCGGTGCCGTGACCAGCGCAGCGACGACCGTCGTGCAGAGTGCTGCGAAAAACATCTTTTTCAAGCGAGACCCCCATGTCCCCAGAAGAAAATCGAGACAGGACCCGTACACAGGCTGGGTCTTCTGTCAAGCAGACGGCGTATGAGATGACGTCTCGTGGAGGCGGCGTAAATCCAAATAATCCAACTCAGGAGGGCCAGCGTTTACCGGTCTTCAAGTCCTTTATTGAGCAAGAACGCGACTGGGCCAATCATTACCTAAATCTAAGCAATAACGAGCGAATTCTCACGGAACACCCAATGCTGTGTTCCTGGGTCCAGGTGCCTAAGAACGCAGAGGCCGCGAAGGGGGAATTGCGCGAACTTACATTTTGGGAGCGGCTTTCCAACGGTTACCTGAAATATGACGCGATCGAACTAGGGGAAGAAGTTTGGGAGTTTCTGGCCGAGAGCCGTGGATCTGGCGATACCATTGAACTTGGAAAGGGAGTGCTTGGATCAGGCACTAAAAAAATAGGCACAATAAGCGAGGGAATGGGACAACTGATCTACACGCCGCCGGGTCCGAACGACGCGCCTGGCGAGGAAGGGTTGCTCAATACCGTATCAGAAGGCCTTCAGTCTTTCGGCGAATGGATGCAGGATGCAGGCGAAGAAACATTTCGCGCCAGGGACAAATTTAAGGACAGCTGGGCTAGACATGCTGGCGAACTTATCGGTGATGAACTCCCCAATGTTGCCGTCAGCGCTATTCCAGTGGCTGGACGGTTCCTGGCACCGGTCGTCGATACCTTTGCCAATGCTGGCGATGCCGCTAGCAAAGCGCGAAAGGCGGGAGCCGATGAGAAAACTCAAACGAGTGTAGCAAAGGCGGGAGCTTCGTTAAGTATTCTCGATGTCATACCTGTCGATGAGCTGATCGAGGGGAAAAAAGATGGACCGGGAGGCCATACGGGAACGGGCGGTAATGCGGGGAAGGTGGGTAAGAGTTGGAAGAGAGTGGGCGTTGAATTTGCTGCCCAAGCTGCTTGGGGCGGAGTCAAGGATTCCTTGAAGCAGTACGGACAGAACGCAATTGAACAGCATTATTACAATTCAGAGAAAGATTTGTACGAGGATGTAGCGAGTGCAGGTGTTGACGGCATGGTCAAGTCGGTGATGTTTCAGGGTGTCCCGAAGGTCGTAAACAAACCTTTCGGTCAGCCCCGAGGCGGAGCCGAGCAGCCAGAAGCACTAGACCAGACGCTTGCCGCCATCTCAGAGCATGCCAGTTCGTCCAAGGTTCGCGCGCTCCATCCCGGAGAATTTGGCGATTACCTACGTGTGGTGACCAAAGATACGCCGATCGAGACGATTCACATAGAGGGGAAAAAGTTTAGCGATGTTTTACGAAACAGCGGTGATGACAAGAACACGGCGTTCAGAAGTTTGCCAGGTTTCGATAATGCGCAATTGAATGTAGCCATTCCCAGCGGTGGAGACGTCAAACTATCTCTGTCTACTTATGCGACGCACCTGGCAGGGGGCAAACACGATTCAGCGTTGCTGCCTCATATGCGCTTCGACCCACGTGCCAAGACGCTTGCCGAATGGCGGGCGTTGAAGGCGAGCGAGAGCGAACGCTCTGCTCGGGCGAAAAGTGACGCCGAGGTTGCACGGGCGGCGGAAGACAGGAACCAAACCGTTGCCAAACAGGAACGTCAGCAGGAGGTCCAGCGTCTGCAGGCTTCCGGTGTTCCTCCGGAGCAGGCGCAATCTAGCGCCGTAGCCTTGGATGCGACACGCGGGGTGAGATCTGCCAAGGCCGGTCAGACGCGCGAGGACTATTCGCGGGAAAACCCGCCTGCCGATGCTTCCTCCATCAACCAAGAACAGCCTTCATCGGTAAATGGGGCTGCGGGGCAAGCAGCTGCCGGTCCGGTTAGTGCGCCCGAAAGTGTTAACGGCTCTCGTAATGTGGCTCCATCACCCGTTAGCAATGATCCTTCGTTGAAGGTTGAGGGGTCGGGGGCACCTCCGGTCTGGACGCCGCCGCAGACACCATCGTTGACGGCTCCCAATCAGAGCGTGCCGGCGGCGCAGCTCAAGGCGACGCTGCAATCGTCAACATCGCCCGCAGTTCAAATGGAAAAACCCAGTTCACCGCCCAAGCTATTAGGCCCGCAAGGTCCTGCAGTTCCGACAGAGACACCCTGGTCAGACCGTCGAAAAACGCTGAACCGTAACGGACGATAAATCCAAGGAGGGATTCGATGGACGCTGTTGAACCCGATGAAAACCCATCCCTCATTCGGCTTTTTGAAAGTGTTGAGCTTGCCGCATTTCTTCGCGGGACGGGCCGGTATTTTCTGGAAACGCTTCCTGAAATAGGCCGGACGGATGCCGATGTGCGTGAGATGGGTGAGACCCTGCGCGACTGGGGACGGGAGGTTTCTGGTGCTGACGAAAGCGCGATTCACGCGCATTTTGCCCAAGCCTTCGAGGTGTATCTGCTGGAGGGTGAGGCGCCTTCGGTGGCTCTTCGCACTGTTTTCGAGCATTTCGCTGAGTGGCTTCTGCATGTCTATGGGGCGCTGCGCGGTCTTGATTTGACGCTTTCGCCCGATATTCGCGATGTGCTTTTGCGGATGCTGGCAACACATGCGGCAATCGAAGAGGCGCGCGATGACATGTCTGCGGGCATGTTGTTTACGGGTGGGAAAACGGTGGGGCTTTCCGCGGATGAGCACCGACGCTTGCGTCGGCTTCATGAAGCGGCGGATGATGAGGCGCATCAAAAACTGCGGCGTCAGGTGATGAAGCCGATCTTTCTCGCGCGCCAGGATTGGTATCGCAAGGAGCGCGAGACGGTGAAGGCGATATCGACGCGGACCTTGCAGGCCGTGCCGATCTACCAAGCCATTCAGGCCTTGCGCTTCGGCACCGATTTCGATGGCAAGCCGGTGGGGCGGATCAAGCTCGACCGGGGTATTCTGGAACGGGACTTTGGGTTGAAGCCTCTTTCTTCCAAGGCGGATGGAGGCGAGGACGAGCTGGACCATACCCATGCCTTTGCCGGACGTGAGGGCATTCACCCCGACATTGCCGCCGGCATGTATGGGTTTGACAGTGGGCGG